AAACTTCAGCGCGAGATCCAACAGACCATAATACTTGTCAACACCAGTCTCATAGCGAAGAAGTGTCTCGACAATCTTGTCTGCAATCGTCAAACGGCTCTTTTGTAGCTTGCACTTGACGATGTTGCCAACAACCTCGTTGTCCACCTTTTCCTTCTTCTTTGAAAGAAAGACAATCGTGGATGCTGCATATTCAAGACCCGAACCGCCGCCCATCTTCTTGGTTGGCACATATGAGCCAACAACATCATATGTATGATTGGTTACAAGCAAAGCTACCTTGGCTTTACCAAGCTTCAACGTAATGACACGAAATGCACCACGAATAAGCTGTGCTCTCGTCATATCTCGCGTGTCTTTACCCTCGGTGATATCGGCAATTTCTTTCTCGGTCGAAAGATTGCCAAGAGAGTCAAGAACCATGATCATCGGAGGACGATCAGCTGCTGGTGTTTCCATATACTTGTCAAGGATCTTCACGCATTGTGTGCGGAATTCTTGAATCGTCGTAACTGGAATGATATGAACACGACGAGCATCGATATCACGATCAATGAACATCTGCTTCGTCAAGGCAGACTCCGATTCGAAATACATTACTCCGCCGTTTGGATTATCGATGAGAAACTGCTTGACCACATTCAACGTGTAGAATGTCTTTCCCGTAGCAGGTTCACCCGCAAGTGCTGTGATCTTGTTGTCAGGCAATCCGCCATAAATTGAACCAGACAATAGAGCATTTAGTGCATATGAACCTGTGCCGATATATCCAGTAACGTCGCCAGCTTCAATGCCATCATCAACGAGAGCTGCATATTCATTACCAGCTTCTTTGATTAGATCGGAAAAAATGTTATTCATTCAAAACTCCTTCAAATATATTGTATTTTATATCAACTAAAGAAAGATGTCAAGTCTGAAGCCTCTTCTGTCTTCCATCCAACACAATCAAGAATGATTTTGATCGGTTCAATGAATGCCTTTTCAAACTGCATATCATAGTCTACGAATCTATGTAGATCGAATTCTTGAGGAAGACGACCTGGATATGAGATGACAGTTTCGTTTACTATGTTTGGTAGCTTCAGGTATGTAAATCTTAGCTTTTCTCCTTCTTGTATCTTTGGATACTTCTTTGATAGCTGCTTCTTGTCCAAAAGATTGTTATAGATCAACGCACCCTTGACATGAATTGGCGTACCCTTTTTGTAGATAGATGCGGGATCCGAATATTCTTTTAGTCCATTGACGCCACGAGGAAAAGAGATTTCTTCTGGCGGCAACTTTGAAAACTCCTTGCGGAAATTCTCAATGAAGTTCTGGACATCACTTTCAGTACCCTGAAGAATAAGTTCAATCACATCCTTCATTTTCTCGCGAATAGCCGAAGGAGTGGATGACTTGATCATTTCCAGACCCATCACCTTCAACTTTGGCTTTGCATATTGAACGCCTTCATTGTTATAGACGTTCATGATGTAGCGTTTCTTCGCAGTCCAAATTCCACGATCAGCCAATGCTTCTCGCTTCATCTGCATCTTTTGAGCATATGCGTTTACATAGTCAGCAAGATTGTTATAGCTTTGATCAATAAAAGGTTGAATCTTATTTTCACAGATCTTATCCATGAAGGCGATGATTCGTGAAGCTGCTGCTGCTTCAAAACTGTTCGCAAAAGCCCGACGTACAATTTCGTCAAGCGTAAGGTAAATACTGTCTGTATCCGATGCAACGACATAATCAACATTCTCCGTCTTCAACAACTTATTCATGTATTCATTGATACGCAATTCAATCCAACGAATAGATAACTGTCCAGCAAGCGTGATTGCTTCGGCAATACGAATATCAAAGAATCGGAAATATTGATTGCCCATCGCACCATAAGCCGAGTTTAGCGAGACTTTCTTGGCCAACTGTAGATTGTTATATCTGGCAATTCGCTTTTCAATCTCATATCTTTCGTCTTCATTCTTGCAGGTTTCAAGTTCTTTCTTGGCTTCGATGGCCTTCTTCTTGTACACAGAACGATCATCATACATCTTCTGCATCATCTCTGGAAGAAAGCCATATTTGTCTACGCGAAATAGTTGCTTATTCGGCGTTAGAGTAACTTTCTCTTCCTTGAGATCGGATGTGTTCACCATTTGATTAAGCAATTGATCCACTGTTATCTTTTGCGATAGAATGGAAATCATCTTGTGTGTGTAAGTCTGTGGTTCGACAAGCGTCTCTGGTGAAAGATTGTATTGCATGATTAGATGCGGATATAGACTATTCAAGTCAAAACTTGCCATCCAGTTGTGCATACCAATAATCGGATCCTTTACAAAAGCACCTTCATAAGCAGCATTCTTTACATTGTCGTTCTTTGGCGGAATGACGATGTTTTTTGTACGAAGATGATTATAGATTAGTGCATCCCACATGCGAACCTGTGAGAACACATCGTCATAATTGGTCTTGGAATCATATGCGAGAGTGAGTGCCAGTTCAATTAGCTTTAACTTGTCGTCAATCTTTTCAACAAGTTTAACGTCATGAATGTTATACTCTATGAACTTCTGATAGTTCTCGCGATATAGATGATGAAGATTATCATATTCTTCATACGAGATCTTCTTCTCACCAACTTCAATGTTGGCAATGTGATTTAGCTTGTATGATTCCTGAGAAGCGCCACCAGGAGCAAACTTGCGATAGAGTTCGATATAGTCCAGAGTAGATACTCCAAGAATATCATAGAATCCCTTCTCGCGACCCATGACTGTATTTGTTCTCTGGCTTACGCGACCCCAAGGAGATAGCGTAGCCATCGCCTTTTCACCAAGCAATCTATTAATGCGATTGACAAGATATGGAATATCAAAGAACTTGACACTCCATCCAGTAACAATATCAGGATAACTCAAAGTCCAGAGTTCAAGGAATCTCTTTAGAAGTTCAGTCTCATTTTTGCATTGAAGATATTCGACGCCATCTGGGCAATCAAAATCATTGCAACCTAGAGTAACGTAGGTCCCATTAATCTTGATCGTGATGGCAGTGACTTCTTCGCTTGCAACGTTAGGATCTGGAAAACCGTTCTCGGAAGCAACCTCAATATCAAGAAACGCAATATTGATCTTTTCAATATCCCAATCAATATCATTTGGATGAGCATCCGATATGAATGCATATTGATAGTTGGTGTTACCATATATCGTGAATCCGCTGACATCCTTGTACTTGTCAACGAATTCACGACAGTCTCTCAAACCACCAGGACGAACAGTATCCACATAGTCGCCATGCAGAGTTCTGTATTCTGTTGGTTTCTTCGATGGCACATATAGAGTTGGTCTGTATTCGATTTTACCTCGAACACGTTTACCATCTCTTACACCACGATAGAGAATATTGTTTCCGAGAACGGAAACGTTTGTATAAAAATCATTCATCATTATTGAATGATATCATAGAATGATGGATCAAACAAGAAGTGTCTTAGGTGGAGTGATGATTCCGCCAAAGATTGAATTATAGTTGTTGATCATTTCCTTGACTGGCTTTGCTTCATATACGATGCTCTGCTTTGAGATCATGATCGGCTCATTTTCTGCATATGGCATCCATGGCGCCAAACCAATCGATGGTTGCTGTGGATTGGTGCGACTTGGAACAAGTGCAATCAATACAGCGTTCCTTACGGAATAAGAGAGGCCCTTATCTTCAATGTCTCCGATAAGTTCTTCTCCAGTTAGAAGCTTGATGATTTTGATATTAGCCATTATTCGAACTCCACAATATAATCATAAACACCACGCGGAACCCAGCGATATGGGATCAGCATTTCACGACCACGAAAGTCTTCAAAGTCAATGGTCGGGTCAACTTCATATGACCACATGACCCACTTACCATCATACTTGCGTTGCGTAAATTCAACTTTATTCATCATATTCTCCTTATTGTCTATAAACTTTCCAATTTGAAACAGGCATGATACCATATGCTCTACCTATTCTTTTCTTGTAAGTTAGGACAAAGTCTCCTGCTATTGATATACGTCTAGGTTTTAGATCATCCAGCGTTTTGACTGGCATATCGGGAGACCCAGAACCAGAACCCGATGTGTAGTGATATAGCTTACCTGGAAACATGAACATTTGTCCTTCAACGGGATTGAAGAACCATGTAGGACTATTCCACATGTTCCATTTTACAATGTTTGCATTCGTCATGCCATGAAATAATTCATTTGGCTTTTCGTGAATAGCAAAGTTTACTGGCTTATCCATTCCTTCTGGAATCTGAACATAATATACGAAAGATAGATGAGAATCCTGATGATTGTGATATGGAGTATGAAACTCTGTTATGATGTTCAACCAAGTCTTCACAAGATTCAAATCAAACTCATCGTTCACTTCCATTGTCTTCAAATACTGAAATGCATTCAAAGCAGCAAAATCAAATAGATCACTTAGATCATCATCAAAATGTATGTCTACGTTTCCTGTAGTTTCCATCGAGTAGCCATGATCATCCATATGATGAAGAACGCGATTGAAGAAGCGATTCTTGAAATCTTCTTTTTTGTCATAGTGAAATTCTGTGACAAGAGTCGGAAACAAAGGATGTGTAATCATGACCATAAACATCTTCTGATCTTGATAAGGCGAATCAACATTTCAGTTTCTTCGATATCACGATCTATTTCAATTTGTCTAGATTTGTCTATAAGTGCTTTATATTCTTCATCCATCTTTAATGAGGACCAATCCTTTTGAGGAAATCTTGAATAATATTCACTCAATCCGCATTCATCTTGAATATCTTTGCGAGTTAAATAAACTTCTTTCCACCATTTGTACAGTGCAAGAGTTTCTCTAGCTGTTTCGGTCTGTGATTTATTATAATCTTCTTCTAGATCTATTTCCCACTGAAGATATTCCAGACCAAGTTCTGGAGAACGAAATTTCTCAAAAAGACCGCGCTTATATTTCTTTTTTGAAAAAACTCTATTTAACCAAGCTTTTTCACATTCAACATGATTGACCAGTTCATTAAATAGGCCGTGCAGAATACGATGATCAAGATCATAGTAATTTGGTTTTAATCCAGTATCGAGAATATTGTATCTGTGTGTAGTACGATACTTTATTGCATAAATTGGTGTCGTCCAACAATTATAGACAAAGCTTGTCCATAGATTGCAAACACTTTCTTTGACCGTCACATGGAAGAAAAACGCAATAGGGCGATTACTTCTTTGTTCTTTTTCCCAAATTCTCCATTGCTCCGAGCTTAGATCTGCCGGTTCTTTTATTGGTTCCAATGCTTTCAATAGTTTGTCTGTTTTTAGTAATTTTAGTTTCATCATCTTTTCCTAACGAGGGATCATGATACGTGGTAATCCACATACCACTATTCTTATCAAATTTTGGATTGTCTATTATAGTACAATTGTACTTGGTTGTCAACAACTTCGCCATGCTTTTGGCGCCGTTTTCGGAAAAGCTTGATGTGATGATTTTTTCGGATTTCATTTGTAGTTTTCAATAGCATCTTTCAATGCTTCATCTATATTACGAATAGGAAAAATGTTCTTTAGCTTGTTATTATCAAGTACGCAATTAGATCTTGGTGCTTTAACTGCAGAAAAAAATTCAGCTTCAGTAAACCAATCCTTCTTCATGCCCATCATTTCTACTATTTCGCGCGTTGTCTTGCTACCACCATTTGTAAGATTATAGATTCCCGTCTTTGGTCTTTTCGCGATGAAATGAAATACAACATTAGCTACATCATCAACATGACTCAAGCTATTGCGAAAATCAATTAGCTTTGCATATGTTTGTAGCTTTGTGAGAAAATTCTTTGGATGTTTTTCTGACCCAAATGGCATACGAATACGCAATAGATAAGACTTGTTCATATATGATGCAAGCAATTTCTGCTCTAGAGCCTTTGACCCACTATAGAAACTGCCATTGTCAAAGTTAAAATTTGGCTCATCTTCTTCTGTAAAATCTTTTTCATATCCCGTATATACACATCCACTTGAAATATGAATGATTGGTGTATTCTTGTTTTCCATCTCAAGTTTCAATGGCCACAATACGTTTCCTGCAATCGTATCTTCTTTATGAATTTCACATGC